CCTACTTCCTTTTGCTCTCGTTTTAGATTAGATAATTCTTTGCGCAAATTGGCAGTAACTACAGTACTTTCCTTTTCGTCTCTCTTTAAATTAGCTAATTGTTTAGAATAGTCTTTTGAAGAAATTGAACCCTCTTTATATTCTTTATTAAGATCATCAATAGCTTTTGCATAACCTCTTGTTACGGATATGCTGTCAGATAATTCTTTTGATGTTTTTTCTACAGATGCAGTATATTCAGCCTGTAAAGATTCGGCTTTTTTTAGCGACTTTTCTAAAGCTGATACATCGCCAACTATTTGAACTTCTAATACGTTAGGCATCTTTCTTGAATTTTTCTCTAGTTAATTGAAACATTCTTTTAATCTCTGTTTCACTTACTTTGTTTTTATCGGTAGGTATTGGCATCCATGCCGTAATTTTTGGTATTGGAGTTTTCCTTCTTACCGTACAAGCTATATTGTAAGCAATTAATCTCGTTTGCTCTAATTCTTTATAGTACTTATTCATATAGCCATTACAAGCATAATGGAATTCCAAAGGACTCATGCAATAATATTCGTGTGGTGTAAGTTGCATTTCACCAAAAGCAAACTCTAAACTGTCGCTTTCTTTGTATTCTTCGCTACTTTTTTTTTACCAGTATCTTCTGATTGTGGTAAGTTCAAACCCATATGTTCCTTGAATACCTCCCAAATTTCTAACCAAACAGGAATTAATGTTTCGTCGGGCTCTGAAGAAACCATAAGATTTACACTTGCTAAATATTCTGGTTTTGGAATGTCTAAAGCGAAACAATGCCCCTTTATTCCTGCTTTTATTAAATCTGATAAAATCAGCAAATAGTTTTCCTGTAGCCTGTCAACTAAAGTCACCATTAATGTATTAATATCTGCTCCATACATCTTCTGTAATTCAGCAGATGCATAATTATTAAACCAAAGGGGTATTTCTACCCCGTTTAATTTAATTTCAATTTTTTTATTTAACATACTATGTCGCTTGAATGTTTGTTGGCTCACCACTTCCTGTTATGGTTAAATCATATTGAAGGTAATCACCTTGATCAGCCGTGTTTGAAAAATCAGAAATAAAACCCATTCCTAATCTTAAAAATTCATAATCTGGATCAATAGATTCTAATTTCCATTGTCTATTATCTTCTTCTTTTGATAAATCAAATATTTCATCTAATGTTGCAAAAGTAGCGTCAGCATTTTTGTCTACATAAGAAGTGTTGGAAAAAGACCATGAAAAAGTGCCAGGCAAATTCTCTGCGAAATCACCGCTACATTTTGTGTTAACAGATACGGAATCTCTTGATGAACTGTACCCATCAGATGTTGAACAACCTATAAAAAGCCATTCTGGATCTATTTCTGTACCCATATTTACAGACAATAGTATGTCTTTTGATTTTACTCCTACCATTTTGTTTAGTTTTAAAGTTTAGTAATTATGTGATCGTATGTTATTAATTTTCTATATATGTAATAAATTCCGTTTTTATCCGATAAATCAGTATCTCCAGCTCTGCTAGTATTTCCAATATCATAACCGTTTGCGTTTAAGTTTAAATCGGCAAATGAATCAGGATTTATAATATCTTCTATTTGTTCTGCAATATCCTCCGCATCACCTCTCCCTATTGGGTCGGTACTTCCTGTAATAATGTCTATTAAAATACTTGCATCATAACGTTTGCATCTTTTTAAATTTCCTTGATTAGATGTTTGACTAGATAGTAGAATATACGGATATGGAACACCGTCAGGAATAGCATAAGCATCGAATACAGGCACTACATTACTATTGAATGTAATGTTACCATCTAGTGCTGTGAAATATGCTGTTCGTACTGCCTTACTTAATTCCATCTAAATCTAATTTTTCTAATTCTGCCAACATTATAGTTGTATGTTTTTTAAAAGCTGGTATTAAAAACGGTCTAGGGAATAAATTTACTTGCTTAATTCCTGCGCCTTTGAATTTAATTGCGTAATCTTCTAATCCTGCAGGAACATCAACTAGCCCGCCAGTACCAAATTCCATAAAAGGTGCGTATTTAACAGGAGTACCGATAACCGCATTTAAACCATCAATTTCGCCATTAATAGAGCTTTTTAATATCCCTAAATCAACTGGAGCCATACTTGCAGCTTCTGTTTCGATATTCTGCACCGTTTCAGTTAAAATCTCAACATATTCCTCCTTATACTTCTTTGCGAAGTCTGTAAAAAAGGATTTGTTTTGTTTAACTTTTATTTTCATCTTTCAGAAGTTTCCATTTCAGAATTACAGTAAATATCTATTTGTGTTCTTAACGGGTCAACTTTAATATTGTTTACAGTAAAAATAAAGCCTCTCCATGTCATTCTATCGGCATTCAATACTGGAAAATCAGGTCTATAACGTATTTTAAAATGAACTTGATTAACTGTATTTTCTTGATTAGCTATTAATTGCGGGTTTGAACGTTCCTCTACAATTGCAGCGAATGTATCTAAAAAAGAGGTGTAAGAACTTGTAAACCCCCCACTCCCATTAGGCGTTCGTGTAACTCTTGAAAAGCTCAATTTCTCCCGTAATTCACCTGCTAAAATCATAGTAATGTTATGTTACGATATGGGTTTAACATTATTTGCGCTTCATCCATTAACCCTTGATAATTATATTTACTTTCGACTACGTTTTCACGGAAAATATATAATCCACAAGCATAACGACAAATAGCAATTCTAATAGCGTCATCAATCCAATCTTTAGTGGTAAACTCAATATCAATATCAGTTCCGCCTTCTTTTAAAATATCGCCTTTATTTGTGAATCCCTCTGTTGTCACTTCATCAACTTTACCAAACATTAATCTGTAATTAGTCGGCAAAGACAATGCCGTTAATCCAATTGTTTTTACTCCGAAACTAAGCTGTGACCATCTTTCAAGTTCTTGTCTTGCTGCTTTTAGATAAGTAGCACACAAAGTATCATCATTGTCAAAATCTAGTCTTGCATGTTGCTTAAAGAAATCTAATGTAACAGGTTCTGTTGACAAATCTTCAATAACAGAATACTGAACGCCTGATGCAGAATAACCGCACCCTCCAATTAAGCCATTTGCATAGCCACAAAGTTTATCAACGTTTTTGTAATAGTCCATTGTGTGATATTAAAAAAGCCCCTCTGTTGTAGAGAGGCTTTTGTTTATAATTCCTAAAACTACTAAGTAGTTGGAGTCAAAGTAATTTTAATTACTGCTTTCTCGTCATAAACTAAGAACGCAACTCTTTCTTCAGCTCTGAAAGTAACTAAGTTTTTGATAACGTTGTCACGATCTTCTTCGAACGCTCTAACTTCTGGTGACATTCTGCTGATAAACTCAGTTGCAGCACCATCGATTACGTAAGCATCACCTGCAGGAATTCCTGGAGTTGAAACAACTGGCACACCACCGATATACAATTGACCACCTATAACAGCTACTACTCCAATCGGAGCATCATACTCGCCTGATCCACTCGCTTTGTTTAAGTTGATATATTTAACCGCATCACGGTTATTCATCAAAATAACAGTAGGGTTGTAATAATTGTCTTTTAATTGACCAAAAGCAGCATCTACAATCATTTCTAATTGATTTGTTGCATCGCCATCGTAAGGAGTAGAGGCAGCATCCAAAGCGGCTAAAATCAAAGTGTTTTCAGCAACCCAAAGCCCTTTTCTTCCTGTGGTCAAAGTTCTTGCAATGTAAGAACGTAACCATTCAACATCGTCCAACATTTCACGTTTAACACGTGTGATACCTGCAATCCATTGAACAATAACAGTTGCGTCATCAAATAACGGCGCTTCACCTGGTTTTGCTGTTAATGATGCATTTGCAGGAGAGCCGTCCCAAATTGCAGCAGCTCCAACTTCTCCGTTTTCAACTAGATAGTGGATTACTCCTTTTGTAGTAGTTGAATTAGGGAATAAGTTTCTTAGCCAAATCGGCATAAAAGGAAATTCATGCAATCCACGTCTTTCAGATGCAGCAATGTCGTAAGAATCACCAGACCAGTTAGCAGGATCTAAATCCTCAGCAGCTTTAGTAAGTACAAAAGTACCTTCACTAACTTGTTTGTTCATCAATTTGCCTAAAGTTTCTTTGTTTTCTTCCAAAGACCCCCCTACAATATCCATGAATGATTTCTTTCCTTTTTGAGCCATTTGCAATCCGTTCTTTTTAAGCTCCAAGATAGTTTCTTCTAAGCCTTTCATTTTTGCTTTTAAAACCTCTTCTACTTGTTCAGCAGATTGATACCCTTTTGCGTCGATTACTTGTGTAATAGCGGATTTTGCGCTTTCGAATTGTCCTTTGAAATCTTCGCCGATTTTTTCTTCGAATCCTTTGAATCCTGCATCGACAATCTCTTTAATTTCTTTAATTTCCATATTGTGAAAATGATTTAAGTAATGTTTCTTTTATTTGTTCGTCTGTCGGCTCGTCTATTAGGGTGTTATCATCTAACGGCTCTTTGTTTTCAAGTGACTTTAATATTGTTTCTATTTCGATTAATCTTGTATCTGAGTAAGGTAAATTATAAGCTTTTGTTAAAAGCTCCATAATACCGTAATGAGATTTTATATTTTTAATATCCTGTACTACTGCCATTTCATTAGCTGCCCAAGAAGATAAAAAAGAATATTCCCAAAGTTTGTATTCAGTAATAATACTTCTATTCTTTTCGTCACGTTTCACAACTTCATAACCTATTGATAATTCAGCATTTAATCCGTTATCTTTCAATAATTGTATATCCGTAAACATGTCTCGGCTTACTTCTTTTTGCAAATTGAATTTAGTAGTTGTCAAAAGTCCGTAAGGATCATTTGTATTCAACTCCAACGGCACCCCCAAAGAAATAGTACTAATATGGTCTTTTAGCACACGAATACGCTTTCTGTTTTCGGCAACTGTTTTGTTAAAGCTGCCTTTATAAGAAATATCGCCATCACTATCTTTAAAGTCGTAAGCATTGGCGTAAGCCTTAACGATTCCTTGTTTCTCGTCAAAGTCTTTAAGCTCGTATGATATCTGTTTAAAATCCATAGTGTAAAAATACTAATAATAAAGTTTTTAGATAAAAAAACCGTAACGATGTATTTATGTATTAATATATTCACTATCTTTGTGTTTTAATAGTAATATAAAAAACAACATTATGAGAGAAATTAAGTTTAGAGCGTGGACGGGTAGTGAAATGATTACACCACCAAACGATACAATAGGATGTGGGTCTGGTGCTGAAATAATTGAAATATCATTAGCGGGTTTTGTTTCAAAACGTAATGCATACGGATTAGATATGTTTGGTAGTAAAAACCCGTCATTTGACGAACCTGAAAAAGATATTGTATTAATGCAATATACAGGGTTAAAAGATTGTAACGGTAAGGAGATTTACGAAAATGATGTCGTAATTTATATGCATAATAAAATGAATCACTTTGTTAAATATAAAGGCAACGGATTTGTTTTGACTGACAGTAGAGATAATATTTTTGTTTACAATTTTAATCCAATAGCATTAGATGTTATCGGAAACATTTATCAAAATCCTGAGTTGATATGAACCAAAACGAAGCAATAGAAAAAATAATCAGCGAACCAAAGTTTTATATTGGTAAAATGCCACAATCAACAGCAAGTAATTTCGTTGCTAGTTGGCGCAAAGGAATGAGTAAGCAATCAACTATCGACTCATTCTTAGAAACGTTTGGATATGTTAAAATTAAGGATGCTGAGTACGAACAAAAACCATATTTAGACCCTGATTTTTACAATAAATTAATCCCTAGTATGGAAGATCTTTCTGAGCAGGTTAAAAAGCAATTAGAAGGTAAACCGAGTAATTTAAAAACGAAATGATAAAAGAAGTCAGAGAATTAATAGCTACATACTTAATTAGATTTACGTTTTGGATATTGCCAAATGGAGAACTAAAGAATTCTTACGCTAAATTTAGTTATGATTTGATGATTGAGGATTTATCTAGGAATCTAAAAACTAATGCAAAAATAAAAACGAAATAGCATGGAAAATATTGTTTTTACTAAAGATATAGCTAATCATTTTAATCGGGAATTAGAACAAAACCTTAAAAATGCATTGTACAACCTAGATATTGAGTTTAAAAATGATTCTGATTTTTATGATTTTGTGAGTAATAATATAATTAGAACAGAAGAAAACGAAACGTTTAAGTTGTATTTAAAAGATTCAGGATCTTATTTGTTGAAATATAATTACGCATTAGGTAATCATTACGGTCATTTTAGCGTGGTGGATAATTATACGTTAACAGCAACTCTCGGCAGTATTGAAATTATAACACGAAAAACGAAATGAAATCAATAAATTATTTCTTAGAAAAATTAATAGGCTTATTTTACAGTAAACCAAAAGGTGGTTTTGTGCCATCCAAAGACATTGTAATATATAAACATTCAATATCTTGTTACGGAATACAGCAAGGATTTGACTCATCTGACTTTAAAACTACTATTTATCATTGTAGGTATGGACGTGATAAAGTTATGGTTAAAGAATTAGTTATAAATGGCATTCCCAATCAGGAACAAATAGATAATCATTTAGAAGAGGCTAAACAGATAGTTTCTGAATTAGAAAAATTAAAATACTAACACCATGAAAAAACAATTCACAGAAAAAGACTTAGTAGATTTTGGTAATTATTTATTGAGTTCAAAGAGAACTAGATTATTTGAAGAAAGACAAGAAGGATTGTCAATACCAGAAAGATTAGGAATGGTTCACGACGCAGATTTAGCTAATTTCTTCCCTAATATTTATCCAACTAATAAAGATGTCATACAGGCGGCAATAAAACAAATAGAAGAGTCAGGATACGAGGTTGGCTATGTAGATACAAGCTATCTTGATAAATACGAAAAAGGAGGCACAAATAACGGGGCAGGAAACTCTAACCCCAAATAGCACAATTCTTAATTTCTAACAGCGAAGGTCTTTTTTCTTGATGAATTAAGACCTTTATGCTTTCAGAATTACATTGACAGCCATTCCAGCGTTCTAAAGTGCATTCCCAATAACTGCCTTTATATCTTAAATGTTTAGCTGAATATTTCATTAGAATATAGATTTAAATATAACATACCATAATCTAAAATGAAACGTTAAGCAATATTTACCGTTTATAAATTCGCTTTTTGTTTTGTAGTATATTGTGTTTTTTGCTTTCATCACTTCAAATGTTTATATTCTCTCCAATTATCTTGGTGCATTCTGTAATAATGAAAAAGGAATATTCCTTTACAAATAGCAATTCTACTACCTTTCATCAATTGTCCTTTTGTAAATTTCCAGTCAATAAACCCGCCCGCATTTGCTAACCCTTCATCGTATTTATGTTTAAGCCATGTCTTTTTCTGAAACATAGCAAATAACCCCGCTGTAGGTTCGTTTTTTCTACATTCTGCTACATCATCATAAAATTCGTTATAATGCTTCTCTGATAGCTCTCTTAGCTTTAAAATATCCGTTTCTTCCATTAATCCGTAAGGTAATTGATATTTCAATCCTAATCTATTAGTATAGCACGAAAATATTTGATAAGTATCACCGTGTTTTTTGATTATGTCTTCTAATTGCTTGTTTATGAACGGGTGTAAATAACACGTGTCATTATCTCTTATGACTATCCAATCATCATCATTTGGTACTATTTCGCAATGCTTGTTTAATTCACGCCCTAGATTTTTGTCACCTGCACCAGGTACGAAATGATAAATGTTAGGAGGCGTTTCTTTTACGATTCGATGCGACTGTAGTGATAAAAGATTGCGGAACACTCCGCGTCCATAAGCGGTAACTTTCTTTTTGTTTTTCCAAAGTATATAAGACAAAGACAATTGATCGCGATAAGAATGTTTTTCAACTTCATTATACCATTGTTCGCAAATATCATTAAATGAATTATCTCTTATAAAAAATCCATTCATATAAAGCCCGTGATTAGCTGGCATTCGCTCCTTTTGGTACGCTAACATTTGCGTTCCTACTACATCGGCAGTATCTTTTTGTATCTGAATAACCGTTTTGGCCTCTTGATAAATACAGCGTCTATTTGGATGCTGCATTGTCAAATAACCGCCCCTAAAGTATTGAGATGCAAACGAATTCAAATTTCCCATAACTTTATAATTAGCATCAATGTAAATGTACAAATCAGCTTCTATAAACTTATGTATGTTTATTTTAACCTCTCTACTCTGTTTTTTAGGGCATTCTTTCGGTTCTAAATAAACCATTTCCCAACCTTTTACAGTCAAATCTTTGTTGTCAGTAAAGAATACGTGGCGACAATCTTTTGATACGTAATTTAGCGGCTGTGGTATTTCGTAGTTTCCGAAAAGGCAGGAGTATATTAAGGTCATTTAGTCTATAATGTTGAGAAGCGTTACTTCATTTTCTTTGAATTCATCATAAGTCATTTCTTTATTCTCGAAATGCTTTTTTACTTTTTTACCTTCTGGATACAACACACTTAAGCCATAATCTGATCGATAAGTTTCTAACTTAACATCGGGATAAGATTGTTTAAAACCAACTACTGCACGCCAGCAATCGCCTGTCCATGATAATTGCTTTCTTGGCACAATTTGATGAGCTTCTGTTGTCGGTATTGTGTCGTGTAATATAATTGCTTTTGCATTGCATTTAAGAGCATTAATGATGTCTTTACGCACTTGGTCGCAATGGTGGAGACCGTCGATAAAAACGCAATCTATATCATCTTCATTTATTCCAAAAAACTCATCAGAAGTTTTTCTATAAAGAACCCCTTGCAACTTACCTGTTGGTTTTGCTTCTGGATCAATAGATAGTTTAACTTCGCATTCTATTTTATCAAAATTAGCCCCGTTACCGTAACCTATTTCAAGATAGCTAATAGCGCCAACCTCTTGAACAATCCTGTTTATTATTTCCGCTTTATTTTTCATATATTTTTAATTAAATTGATTTTTCCTTATTAACCTCCCGTTTTCGTCTTTCTTATTTTCAAAAACCACAATACACCTACAATTTACGCTGTTGCCCGCGCTCAAACTAGCGTCACAAGGATAACGAGCCGATTCTAAAGCTCCCGTTTTCATGTTCTGCAAAAAAAACAATTGATCCATTTCTACAAATGGGCGATTCAAGAAATCTAAATGCGTTGGTCGTGTTCTTTTATCGGCAAATGCAAGCCATTTTTTTAACTTGACATACGGCGATGATAACGCTGCCATATACTTACCTTGATTAGCACTAGTAACAGTTTCAGTC